TTGCACTGACAGCGACCCACATACCAACGCGGGCGGTCATTGCGCCGACGACGATGCCCAGCCCTTGAGGAACGCCAGCGATACCGGCAAGCGCCAGGATATCGGAGGACATGCCGCCGTAATTGGTAACTGCAAAATCAATCAGTTGCTGTAGGGCAATGGTCACACCTGTAAAGGTGATAGTACCCAAGCCGATAGTTGTAAGCACTCGCAGAGCCATAGGCCCGACGAGCGACATAAGGAGTGTTGCCCAGGTCATCGTTACACCTTGAAAGAGTTGGTGAGGGTGAATGCAGCCAGGACACCGGCCAGCAGCAGGACGAGAGGACGCAGGAGCAGGGCCAGATCACACGCGGGGGTGTAGCTGATGGCGTAACTGTGGCCGAACGCATTGAAGGCGATAGGGGAGGGGCAAGCACCGCCAGCCGCGAAGGTTTGAGCGACCACATTAACCGCGTAGTCCTTTTTCGCCAGCTTGTCGGCGACTGGAGCCTCACCGAGCTTAGAACAGCCAGCAGAGTCTGGATACTTCGCGCATTGGTCCACGGGATCTTCGGTAGCCGTTGGCGTAGTCGTTGTGGTCGTTGTACCCGTGACAACGTTGGAACTGTTATAGGTCGTGTTAGTCGTCACGTTCGACGTATTGGTTATGGTGTTGCCGCTCGTGTTGAAGTTGTACGTTGTAGAGGTGACCGTTTTAGAGCCATCAGGGTTCACAACTGTCGTAGACGGTCCCGTGACGGATGACGGCCCCGTGACAGTAGGTGAAGGCATTGGAATATCCGCCCCTTTGTCGAGCAATTCCTGAATCACGCGGCCATCCGGGTTCACATCGCTTTGCGCCATGTAGGGTGCAATATCGTCCATTGATGAAGGAAGCCAATGTTCAGGCTGCACCGCTATCGAAGATCGCCCTATGTAGGCATAGCCCACATTCGTCACTGTGCAGATGTAGGAAGGGGCAGCACCGGAGGCAGTACCCGTATATGTCTTTCCATCGCCAACATGGCGCGAGGCGATCCGAGCAGCGTCCGCAGTGCAAGCAGCACCTGGGCTGTAGGTGCGAGGCATGACACCGCCGACACCTTCAACGTTCGACCAATACTCATAACATGGAGCCGACGAGCACACCGTTATGTCTTGCCGTTCTAGTTCACCCGTGGCCGGGTTTACACGAGAACCGGATTTTGTAAGCCAATCGAGAAGATATGGCGCGGCAAAGAGAGCAGCAGCAGTGTAGGGACCGCCAACGGCAGAAAGCAAGGCACCGGCAGCGGACACGACGGCGGACTTCGGAACGTTGTAGCCAGCTTGCCAAGGGTACTTAACGCCTGAGAAAGCTACATCACCCGTGACGCCCATGTACATCGTTGGGCCAGTAGCTGGAGGGGCTACGCCGTAATTGCCCGCCGTATACCAGCCGGAACCCGACACAGGCGTGACGTTACCAACGCCAGGAAAGGCTGAGACTGAGGAACCGGGAGCGCCAATTTGTGCAGTGCTTCCAGTTGTCTTGAATGGGACATTTTGAAAGGCCGGACGCGTAGCGGCTTCCGCAAACCTCGCACCGAGGCCGAACGCAAACACCAGCGCCAGGATGAAATAACCGCGTTTCGTGATCATCGGAACATCAACCACAAAAGAAGGACCAGCGTGAGGCCATATTGCATTTCCACAGGGGCAAACATATCAATGCTCCGGGTAGGTGTTGAACAGGCCAAGGATGCGACGAACACCCCAAATCACAGCACCGGCAGCAAGGGCAGCGCCGAAGATGATCGTTTGCGCTTGCAACACATCGGTGTTAACGGTGGGCGCAGGTACGACCTGAATGGTCACGGAGCAATTAGCGACAGAACAATTAACCACGGCGTCTCCTGGTGGTGTGGAAGTGGTCGGAGTGACCGAGAAGGCGTTAGAACCCGATGGAGTCCACCCGGTTATGCCGGTGAAACTTTGAAGCGTTGTCCATGTAGAACCATCGTCTGAATACTGGAGGTCAAACGCGGATGGCATACGCGCCGCACGGTTAGTGCTGTCGCCGGACGTAAGAGACACGCCAGTCACATCTACGGCGCTTGGAAACTGATAGCCGATAAACGCAGGCCCAGGCGCACCACCACCCGTAGACCACAGCGTTAACACGTCAGCATCAAACGCCATGTACGGCTCGCGGATTCCTACACCCTCAGTAGAACTGGCAAACGCCGTGCCACCAGCCGTAGAGACTGGGCCAGTCGCACCAGAAAACACCACTTCGGCAGCAGACGTAAAGTATTCATCCAGGGTGCCCGTGGCCGTAATGTGCACTCGCCAGTAAATGTGATTTGCCATGATTTTTCCCGATGGTTTCAAATGCCCCCGCTTGGGGCAGAGGGCATGAGAAACCGGACGGTTTAGCGGCCCAACAGACGCAGGACCTTTTTCACGCCGAAGATTGCAGCGGCCATGGTAATCATTGCAGCCAGAACAGCCAGGACAGCGGTTTGCGCGTCAGTGATGCCAGTGGTAGCGGCAGTAATGTCGATGGCAGCTTGAGCGCCAGTGGACAGCACCAGAGCGCCGAAACCAGCGAGGGAAACACCAGCCACACGGGCCAAAGATTGCAGTTTGTTCATGATGAACCTTTCAAAGTTAAGTTAAGAGAAACGATGCGTTATTGCATCCACATGCCCCACACGTGAGGCAGGCAGGGCAATCGCTAAAGCTCGGTAATGTCTTCAGATTCACAGCGGGGGCATTCGAGTTCGTCCTCGCGGTATTCCTCGCCATCGTCGGTGTAAGCCTCGACAGTGCCGATGCGGAATTCCACAAGGTGAGCCTCGTATTGGCAGGTCATGCAATAAAACTGGGCCATGGTTTTTCCTTTCAGGTAAAGCTCACGCGGCTATACGCGCCGTCATGAAATCGCGCTGGTAGTTCTCGAAGGGGGAGCAGTTGAATGCCTCCGGGCATCCGGAGCACCTTGTATGCGGGTTCGAGAATTTCCCCCGTAACACGCACCACAAAACCAGCCGCGAGTCGTCCGATTTCTCCGACACCGTAGGAGCGTTTGACCCATTCGGGGAGGTTGAACCATGAGCGCGTGTTGCGCCCTTCTGTAGTGAGACCGCCGATTCCATAGAGCCGAAGTCCTTTCGGGAAAATTGTTAACTCTCCGAGCTTGGAGAGGTACTTCATGAGGTAGCCAACCCCGGCCTTGGCCTTCTGGGTGTTGGTCATTCCGTAGGGCCACCATGGGGCGACCGTCTTGCCACGGACTGGGGTTCGGGTGGGTTTGTCCCACATGGGCATCCGGACGCCAACTGGGAGCCATGCCAGCATGTGGTAATGGACAGCGCCGCGTGATTGAAGCTCGGCAACCCACGTGTAACGGCAGGGGTAGCCCCTAGCGTTACACCAGTTGCGGAAGCCCAGAATGGCCTTGGCAATGTGCTGTGCAGACCAATCCCTGACACCCTTGTAAGTGAGGGTAACGAACCAGACCACAGGGGGGCGTTTTCCATGGTCAGCTATGCCATGAAGATGACCGGATGCCCATACGGACTTTTTAAGACGTTTAACCCGGCGTTCCGCTACTTCGGGTTTAGAGAAACTAATCGTTTTACGATTTGTTTTAGATGAGACAAGCCCCGCGCCTTCGCTGCCAGCCATGGGGGCGCGGCAAGCCGCGCTCCCCAAGGCTGTACGCTCTTGCGCGTTTACTGTCACAGCGAAAGCCCCCCTAATGGGAAGCCGTCAGCGTTGACCATTTCCACATCGACCCCGTGTTCGGAGCCGTCAGCGCGTGAGACAGTAATCCGAATCGCGCCCACTTCGGGCGAGGATGCGAACTCAGAGGATGCAACGCCACGCGCAAACATGGCGAGAACCGCCATACATGCGACATGGTGAACTTGTTGCATTTGATCAATGGTTAAGCCTTGGCTCATGGGATTCCCCCTCAGCCCTTGGGAGCAGCCTGAACCGGAACCAGTCGGGGCGACACTTCAAGCCGCCCGTCACGGGAGACATACAAGGCCGAGGGGGAAAGCGTGTAATGGCCGCGAGCGTATGGCTCCTGACCGTCTTCAAGGATGATTTCAAACTTGTCCGGGAACTCAGCCAGGACACCGTCCTTGGAGACAGTGAAAGCGTGGCCGGTCTGGAAACGCAGGTGGTAGGCTTTGCCGGAGGTTTTGCCAATGCCCTTCATTTCGCGAATGTCGGGCGAGGTGATTGCAATTTTGATCATTTGACTGGTTCCTGATAAAGTAACGTACCCAGTTGGGTAACGTTCACACTTTGTGAACGCAGGCAAACGTTAACACAAGGTGAACGCAAATGTCAAAACCCGAGTATTTAGATCAACTAATTGAACAGGCAAGCGCCGCAGCCGGGAGCGACTACAAACTGGCCGCATTGCTGGAGCAGCCACGTTCAGCAGTGAGCATGTGGAAAGCCGGAAAACGTCCATGCCCGGCTGGTGACCAAGTGCTTATGGCAAGCATTGCAGGACTGAAAGCGGAAGAATGGGCAGCCCGCGCACTGGTGGCCCAGTACGAAGGCACCAGCAAGGGGGACAAGCTATATCGAGCGCTGGGAAAGGCTTTGGTAGCGACTGGCGCGGCGATCGTTTCAAGTGGAGCGCACGCACTCCCGATTTCTTTACTTGACGCCGGTTCGTACTTTATACGATGTATAGACTCGTTAAGTTATCGTCACTTTCGCTACAGATCATTCAACATAGCATAGTTTTGCTACACGAAGACGACAAAAAGGCCACTTTTCCGTGGCCTATTTTTTTGGTATTAGTGGCAGTCACCATGGGGTTTGTCACCCCATACCCCGACCCCCAAATACCCGGACCTATTCGGTCCTTAAGGGGGACCCCCGTTTGTCTTATTCAGGAAAGCGAAGCGAACAGCGTCCAGCTCGGCAGCATCAGGGACCCGGGCCGTGGGCGTGTCTTGCAGTTCGATAGGCTTACCCCTTCCCGCGCCTGATCGCTCGCTACAGACGGCAGCGGGGACCTCGACGGGTTCGCCGCGCATATCCATGCAGCCGCACCGATCTGCTACGACGATACAGCCGCTTATGGCGATTGACTGGACAGGGGAGGGGCCTAGGTCGAGGGGTGGCACTGGAGCCGATGCGGTGGGCATTGGTGGCACGGCAATCGCCAGCTCTGAAAGCTTGGGAGGTGATGCGCTAGGCGCAGGGGCAGAGGACACGCCTTTACCCGTAGCAGCGCCGGAAAGGGTGGAAAAGGCTTTCGGCGCAACGAACACACCAGCGACCAGGGCGACGATAGGAAGGCCGATCCAAAGCGGTATTTTTTGTTTCTGCTTTGTGTGGAGTTCGCTGGATTTGTAGAGAGCGTAAGCGGACTTCGGATAGCCAAAGTATGACGTTGTGGCGGTCTTGATGCGATGCACATCGACGCTGCAGCCGTCCCAGTCGTAGACGATGGCGCGGGCCATGCCAAGAATGCGCCGGATGTGTTGATGACGCCCGACCAGACGCCTAACGTTCTGGTCAATCAGCATGGGATTTTGCGTGATGATGACGAAATCAACGCCTTTATGCCGGTGGGTTTCGAGTGCGCTAATTTCCTTTGGTGGCTTAGTGCCCATGCCGCGAGGACGCCACCACCGCTGCACTTCATCCACGACGATCACATCACCGGGGCGGCACCAGTCCATCCAGTTCCAAAGGCCATCGCCAGTCTCTTGAGGCTTTAAGCCGCCGTTGCCATCTTCAAGGCCAGGAGCCATCAAATCATGGGGTATGACGAGATTTGGGATGCCATCGACCACGACACGCCGGGGAACCTGTACGCCGTCTTTCTCGATGTATTCAGAGGCCAGCTTTTGGACGAGGGTGGACACCGCGTAGAGGGTTTTGCCGGAGCCAGGAACGCCGGTTATGAGGTAGATCATGATGTACCAAACACAAAACGGGTTGCACTGACAGCGACCCACATACCAACGCGGGCGGTCATTGCGCCGACGACGATGCCCAGCCCTTGAGGAACGCCAGCGATACCGGCAAGCGCCAGGATATCGGAGGACATGCCGCCGTA